ACAAATATAACTAAATTATTCTAATTGTGTTTCAAATTTGTATTCTTTTCTTTTTAAGCGTTCTTGGATTGCTTCCAGTTCACGAAGACCACCGCAGTATTTAACATCGTTGATGAAGTCCGTAACCGACCTTTCAATAATGATATTATTAAAGATTGCTCGTAGGTGTTCCGTGTCTAACAAGTAAGTTTTTTCTTTGTACGATTCCCATAACTCCGCTCGGTTGTTAGCGTGAACTACGCTGGCGTGAGTAAGTCCGAATACGTTGCAAATATCTCGGTAGGTGTAACCGTATTCCCGCATCTTATTAATTAGGAAGCATCGTTGATTTACATTCCGTCTTTTTCTACTTCTGCGCCTAAGGTCGTTTTCTTCTACTAATTGAATGACTAAATCTATTATCATAGTTCCTTAATTTTAATGATTAATCCTTCCCAAATATCCAACACTAATTTAGCGTGGTGTTGGGAATACGCTTCGACAACGGATTTTGTTTGTTTTCTGCGTGATGTCGGTGTTTCCTGATAGTAATGTGTTATTTCGTATGTCTTCATATTTTGCGTGTACTACGTTACAATAATGGTTAAAATTAAAATGTCCGTTTTTATGTACCCAACCACCACCACCTAACCACCATCTAACCTGAGTTATTAAATCATTCTCGTTCTCTAATTCGTCTTTCATCGTATTCTAAATTTTGTTGGTAATCTAATTCAATTTGTTCTAAATATTCAAACAAGCCTGAAGCAATTACTTCGTGTCGTATCTCAGCTTCTAACGTCTCTAATTCCTTGTCAGTTAAAATGTATTCAAACTCAGTTTCTCCAGCAAAGTGCCAAGCTGCAATAGTGCATACATTGACTTCAAGGTTATCATTTTTTTCTTCGATTTCAAACGTACATTCTCCATAAAAATCTACGCAATCAAAGTAGGCGAAGGGGTAATTAATTGATTCTAACATAATACAATAATATAAGCTGCGATTAAAAAACCTAAAAATATAGTTGCAAAAACTACAAAAAACTCGCCCATAGTTCTATAAAATAATTGAACTTCAGGGTCTAATTCGTTCCAAATTTCTCTTAATCTTTTCATTGGTAATTTTTTAAAATGGTTAAATATTCATTCGTGTTTTGTAAAGCCTTCTCGATTGCTTCGTCCGATGCTTCGCAAAGTAACTGCTCGATAAATGTAATTAAAGCAGTTTGATTAGATTCATTCTCCTGAAGGAAATCTAAAGCGTTGTTAAATTGTTCCATAGCGTTTTAATTAAATGTGCGTTACCAAGTCGCACCCCTTGGTTTATTATAATTGATTCCAAGTAATAAATTTAGATGAATGAGAAAAAGTAGGCTGCCATTTAACACAATCATTCAAGTTTGATTTACCAACTTGCAAAACTCTTTCTTGTCCATTATCGGATAATAAAAGCATATATTCAGTTTCGTAAGTAATTTTTCTACCTTGAGAATCATATGTTTTTCCTAATCCTTTAACAATAGATTTAACTTCAAAACTTTTAATCTTATCTCCTACTTTTAATGTTGTTTTCATAGCGTTTTTTTTAATTGTTTAGTGAATAACTATACGCAAATATAAATACTAAGTTTCAATCTACCAAACTTTTTAACAATTTTTTTTAAGTTTTCGATAAATTTATAATGATTCTAAATAAGGAATGTCGCAAATTTAGGAGATATATGCGACAAAAGTAAGGGTATAACCTTACGAAAAGCCTAATAAAATAAGGCTATAAACTAAAAAAGGGGTATCACTACCCCAATTCAACGCTATGGTGCAAATCTACAACGGAAATTTGAACGAATCTATATTTTTCTGCATTGAGTTATCAATATCTTTGCATTCAATTTTCAATATTCTGCCGCCTAATGGCTTCGGTGGTGCGCCACGTTCAACGTGCCATCCGTGTGAACCTTCTCCGTATTCTTCTTTATATGTTCCCGTTAACATAAGATGAAGTTGACGTTGTTTAACTGAGTAGCCTTTTTTTGAGTTGTGGTTAACGCATTCCCTTACGTCATTACGAGAACTATTTTCGTGAATATGACCCATTGTAAACACGTCAAAATCTTCGTACATCTCTAAGGCACGTGTAAGGTTCAACGCTCCTTTAGTAACAACACCACCACCTCCGCTCCCGTGATAGTACTTTACTTTGGTACTTACTTGTGAAGTTGTATTTAAAAATTGACGAATAATAACCCAACCACCATATCCACCAGTTTGAACGCTTGACGAACATTTATAGTTTAATAAGTCAACGAACCTACGCAGTAAGTCGGTTTCTTGGTATTTAATTACTCCCGTTTCGTGGTTTCCGTACCCAATTAATTTAATCGTGTTTGCGTAAGGTTCAAACCATTCTACCGCAGTTTCTACAATCGAATCTAAATACCTTGCGTTGTTATGTTCGGGTCGTACGTCTTCTTTGTTTCTTCGGTTGTCTCCTCGTCCTTGCATCAAGCAGAAAAAATCCCCGTTTATGATTACTGGAATATCGTTCTCTTTACAAAAATCTAAATGTCGCTTTAATAAATCTCGGTCGCATTTAGGGTTATCCCAATGAATATCCGAAAGCATAGCAACGTGAACTTTACATCCCTGAAGTTGTAATTCGTGGACGTTTTTTCCGTGTTTAATTAAATTCATAAAGTTATATTTGTCCGAAATATCGGAAGAAAAGTTGAACTCGTGAAATAAAAGTAGAGTTCAAAACGAACCGAACAACGAATCCAAGTACAAAAGCAATCAAAACTACCCACCAATTTGTGCGATATTTAACCACTTGCGTAGCTTTAGCCGTTTTCCATTTTGTTTCTCCTTGAATCTTTAACGTCTTTACTCGTTCTTTGTACTCAATTCGGGTTTGGTAGCGTGTTTTCGGAACGTAAATGTTCTTGAAATTAATGATTGTATCTTTCGTGGTTATAAACTTTTCCCATACGATAGTATCATTTTTTATTACTGGGAACGAATCAATGGTAGTTATGCGTATAGTATCCGTATCATTTACCACCTTTAGCCCGTGTTTAAGCGCTTTTTTATAGTGGTATTGAGCCAAGCGTTCACTTGAACACGAAAGTAGCGTTAAAACGCTTAAAATCGCTATTATTCGAATCATAAGTTTTCTAACATTTTAATCATACGTGGACACGGATAAATATCCGCCTTGTCTTTACGAACTGAGTTGTGCGTATAAATACCTCGTGTACCTTTAAATGCTTCGTTATCTAAGTCGAAAATTTCTTTACGATATGTCTTAGGTATGTTATACGTTTCGCATAAATACACTACAAGTTGGCGTGTTGATTCTATTTGAGCATCTGTGTATTTGTACCAATGCTTGTAACCTTTGTACGGAGTTTCTAAAGTAGTTACATACGAAGGGTTAATTTCGCTGTTTACATAGTTGTAGAATTTTCCGTTTTTTTCTTTGAGCATTCCCCAGTTGCACACCTCGATTCCTACCGAAAGTTTGTTAAGGTTCTTGTAAGGTAGTCCACGAGTAGCGAAATCTTGGCTATCAATACCCAAATGCCACGCCCAATGCTTACTTGAAAAACATTGAACAATCGTTCCGTTTTCTCCGATTACAAATGCCGTTGCTATCTGCGAATCGTTATTATTCCAAAATCGCGCCACTCCTTCAGCGTTTCCATTCCCTGCGGTGTGGTGTAAATAGATTTGGCTTTTATCCGTGTTTTCTTCGAAAAACTGCCCTTTAGATAGCCTGTGTTGTACTATCTTTTGAATGTCAAGATTTGAACTCATCCCACTCTTGTTTTTTTGCGGTTATAAACTCTTTAAATGATTTTAGAACGTCTTTTTTAGTTACATCAAAGTAACTTTCATTAATAGATTTTAACTCCGTGAAAACGCAATAAAACGTAAATGCTTTTGTTAACACAAGTTCAACCGAAATAAATATTCCGATTAAATCAGTTAAAACATATTTTTCTAAAAAAAATACTGCTACAATACTACCCGCATAAAGCAAGGTCTTTGAAATCGTACGTGCAAATCCTCTTGAACGTAAAGGTAACTTCAACTTTTTACTTCGCCATATTCCAATACATAGGTCAAGCCATATAAAAAAAATAGTGATTGCAACCATTCCTTTAACGGGTGCTAAAATGGATAACAACGAAAGTAAAAAAATTGAAAGTTTAGTTTTCATCTAAGTATTGATTGAGTAGTTGAAAGGTAAGTAGTGATGCGTAGCCAAGTGCGAATAATTTAAAAAATAAATAATGTGATTCGAATAAAGAAACAATTACTCCAGCATAACTAAAGAAGAAATAAAGTAAAGAAAGTCCTCTTAAATGATTGTTCATTATCCTATTAAATTAGTTTGTGGACTCCACGTATTAAAACATATTGAACCCCAACCGATATTCATACCACTTTTTGCACCTTGTCCCCAACCGACTACGTTGTTGTGTGCGCCTTGTCCCCAGTCATTCATTTTTTTACGTTTTGTAGTTTCTTAATTAATTTCTGCAACTTTATTACGTTGCTTTTCTTTGGTGTATATTCCTTTTTTATATTACCCATCCTGTATAATTTGAGTCCGTGTTTGGATAAATATCCGAGTTCGTATTAGTATAATATTCAGGGAAAGTATTACCCGAAAAAATCATAAATTGAACAAAACGCTCGGTGTAGTTTTGCGCTAAGTACCTTTGTTTGTCTATTAAAAAGTCCACTTCGTTTTTATCCACGTTTTGAGCGTTCTCGCTTGAATGCTTAAAGATTCCCTTGTTAGCCATTGTGTAAGCCATAAAAGGTAAATACTCAACCATAGCCCAATGGATAAGCATCGGCTTTAAATAGGTCTCAACTAAATCTAAATACGGATTAGCTAAAGTTCCCGCAACTATATCCGCTTTGATTTTCTCAAGTAGTTGCGTTCCCGTGTACTGTTGTATATGAATGTCCTGAGCGACTTTAATCCATTGTATGAACGTATCAGTATCTATGTTGCCATTAAGTGCGGTAAATCGCACCAAATCGTCTCGTGTTATTAGTAATGCTTCTGCCATTTCTATTTAGGTAAAAATCCTCGGTTCGGCATATCAATCGGACGTGTCGAAACCAATGCATTGTTTTTAATTTTATATCCAAACTTTTCGGCTTTGGCAACCGCTATTTGTTTAGCCTTTGGACTATTAACGTCTATCCCGAAACGTGAATCAAACTGCGCATAAACTTGTTTATTCCAACGATGGTGGCAATTAGGGCCACCTTTGTATAACCAAATGTCGTAAGTTAGTGCGCCTTTTTTTCCGAAGCCTATTTGTTCGCCTTCCGCGTTAATGTAGTATCCATTTACTACGCTTTTGCTCATTCTTTCAATGTCTTCCTTTCGGTAAATCTTTTTAGCACTTTTCATTAATCTGCAAAATGGTCTTGTCTTACCTGATTTCCCGCCGTCTTCACCTTCGTAAACATAACGAGTAATAAACTTAACCCCTTCGATAACTTCGTCTTGTTCGGACTTAGCGTTAGGGAATGCAATTCCAGTATTTACCAATTCAACCAAACGAGAAAATAAACTTTTTTCGCCTTTAAGCACGTTGTTTTCTTCTTCGTCCGTGTCGTAATCTACGGGCGCTTCGTCTATTAGTAACCAATTTTCTTGTGGTTCTTCTCCGAATTCTTGTAACGCTAAGGCTATTTGTTCTTCGGTGCTTTGCGCTTTTAATGTAGTTGCATCCGCCCCCGTTTCTTCGGTTACTTGTTCTTCGGTAGTTGCATTTTCTAAGTCGGTAAATTCAAGCGGTTTTAAAGTTCTAAAGAATAGTTTTAAAGCTATGCCGTTAAACGCTAAAACCCTATCAAAAGCCTCTAAGATTTCGTCTTGAAATGGCTTAATAACCATATTGTTAAACAAGATAAACGAGTTTTGTAGTTCATCTGCGTTAGATGAAAATCCGTTAGCTGAAGCAATACCAAATAACAAAGGCGAAGTTACGTTATGACCTAACATTATTTTGCGTAAACACTCTTCCGATAGGTAGGTGTAATGGTCGGGCGCATCGTTTAAAGGAATATCGTCCACAGTAGTTTTTGATTCTGCGTTTAAGTTGAATGCTACAATAACTTTTTGACCTTTCGAACCAGTAAGTTTAGATAAAACCTTTTGACTTATTAAATCTTGTTGTTCTTCGCTTGGCACTCCATTGTTAAAGTTGACCACCTTAGTTCCTGAGAATCCGTTTTGAACTTCGTTGATTAAATAGTCGCTTACTTCTTCTTCTAAAACTGCGTAAGGTATAGCACCTTGATAGTCAGGATAAGCGTAGTATTTCATTCCAACCCCGTAAGGCTTAACGAACATTATTTCTATTTTGTCTTTGCCGTATCCAAACGCACTAAACCTTGTTGGTGGGAACTTGCGTACATCTTCCCAGTTGTCCGAATAGTAATACCCCGTTATTTCGCCTTTTTCGTTGCATTTTTCCGCACGTAATAAGTTAACGGGTATGTGGTAAACCTTTAAGATTTTGTCGTGCTTTTCGTTGTAGTGAACTTGCATAGCGAACTGCCCGAATAACTTGCGGTCGAATACCATTTTACGCAAACATTCAGGACTAAACAACGTCATCATTTGAGCGTACTCGTTAGGCTTTTTTGAAGCGTCTAAAGCGCTAAGACCTTTGCCGTAAATTAAACGGCTTACGTTGTTTATAATTGCGCTATTTGTGGTTGATTTCGTATACCTATCTATTAAGTAACCGAAGTAGTTGTTATCTTCTCCGAACTCTACCCACGCATCGCGTTTAGATTCTTGGATAGTCGGTTGTTGATATTCCGCAAGTTGTAAAATGTGTACGTTATTACTCATACATTATGAAGTCATTAGTTGTTTGATTTGATATGTACTGCCCATTATTAACCGAGAATGTATTTATAGGTTGATTAGTGCAAAACATTCGTTCTTTTAATAGTAGGTTTCCTCCTCCGTCTTTTATTATTACCCAATAAAAATGATTTTCAATGGTTGGCAAAACACCGCTAAACGAATGTACGTAATCCCCAGTAGTAAATGAACCTGCAACAGGTACGCTTACGTTTGTGTTTTCGTCAATTAATTCAAGCGTTACACCGCTTCCGTAACGTGGTATAAAATTAAATGTTTGACTTACGTTAGTTTGTTGAACTACTATCATATATTAATAACTATTATTCCGTTTTTTTGTGCAATAAAAAAGGGGTGTTTCCACCCCCTTAACGCTTATGAAACAAAGTTCTTATGAATTAACTACCGTAGGAGAACCTAACAAAGTAACTAATTGTGCTTCGGTGTTGCAATCTAACCAGTTCGCAGGAACTGCCTCTTGACCAGTCAAAGTCAAAGAATATCCTGTCATATCACCAAGCGCAGTACCATTTGAAATAGTTCCCGCAGTTACATCCATACCGCGAACCAATCCCGCAATAAAGAAATCTCCGTTGTTAGTTTCTACAACTACGTTAGGTCTTCCGTAAGAAAGTAACTTAATTTGCTTGTGTGTAATTTGGTCTTGTTTCTTTAATTGAATAGACAAAACTTGCTCGAAGAAAGTTGTACCATTTTCACGAGAAGAAGTGATAGTTGTTTCAAACGAGTTAGTTCCTTTCAATTCATATTTATAAATGTTGTTGATGTTACCGCCAATCGCAGTAATTACGTCTTCGTAACCTACCGCAGTATCGTAAGTAACGTCTGTTGTTCCGTCAAA